ATGCGCCCTTATGGTGTTATCGATTTTTGAAATAAACCTTCGGCCGTTTTTTGGAAAAAGGGGCGACAGGATTTTATTTCCTGTGCACCCTTTTTCCTTCATCTGCTATTACTTTTATTTCTCTCTTCTTAAAAAATAAATAAATAATAGAAGAGAGAGTAATTTATATTAATTCAGGCGAGGTAATATAAGAACGCGAACGAGGCGGCATATCACCACCTGTAATTTTCTTTTTGCGCATGGCACGAAGTTTTGCCATCTTGGCTGCCATTTCAGGCGAGCCCTTTAAACCTTTGCCGTATCCTGCCCGTTGTTTAATTTCGCCCAAGCCAGCCTTTGCTAATCCTTCAAGCGGGTCTTTGAGCGAATCAGGAACAATTTTGTTGTATTTATCGGCAACCTTTTTTCTTAAACGTTTAACCGGCGCAGAATTTACTACCTCATTTACGCCGGCCTTACCCAAATCAACTAACGATTTACGGATTTTCTTAGATGGAACCACTTTTTTAAAAGCCTTTTGTAAATCGGATTTCATGCTGCCGCCGTCCATCATATGTTTAAGACCAGCACGCCCTAAGTTTTCTACCGAACCGCGCATCGATTGTGGGACAATTTCTTCGTATTTTGCTTTGGCTTGTTTTCTAAGTTTTTTTACGCCGGGCTGGCGCAATACCTCACGACCGGCAGATTTTGCTAATTCAGTTACGGAATGTCTCATAGATTTTGGAACCGCACGTTCAAACATATGGGATATATCTTGTCTTAAAGCGCCTCCGTGAAAGGCATGGATATTCATTTGTGCGTTTGGCGTATTAACAAATTCAGGGCGTGGCGATTCTAATGCTGGGTGAGAAATCATTCTTCGCATAATTATACTATACTAAGATATTATTTTCTATTTTTATGATGAGATAATACATCTAAGTAAAACTCGCTTTTCTTTAATACCCGTTTATCAAATAATTTCGGGTGAGTCACTACCAAATGTGCGAACTCCTCTAAATTATTTATTTTGTGTAAAAAATGATTGTTGTATTCATTAAAATTTTCTGTTAAACTGCCTTGTTTAATATGTTTAAAATCTAAACCATTGCCGCCAAATCGTCCTTGACTTGGCGACCGCGTTGGTTTATCAACCGGTAAAGATGCTGGTGATTCAATTTTTGGCAAATCCACTTTTGGTGGTTCAGGTTCAGGCTCTTCATCGGATTCTTCTGCTTCAATCTCAGGACCAATATTCGCCCAATCTAATTCTTCTAATTCGGGTTCGGGCTCAGGCACTGCTTCCATTATTTGCCGAATAATTTGTTCGTCTGCTAATCTTTTTTCTTTTTCCTCTTCCGTTATTTCAGCATTTCCAAATTGTAATCGGCGCTCTACATCGCGCGCATGCGCTGAATCCATAACAGCATCAACTGCTTGTTTTAATTCAGGATTTGCTTTATATTGTGATAATTTTATTCCAAGATTGTTAAGTAATTGAATCTTTGTTTTCCAAACTGTTTTTTCTTTTGGTTCAAATTCTTCTTCTGATTCCTCTTTGGGCGGTGCTGATAATCGCTGTTCTCGTGCCGCATCTCTTACTGCTTTTGCCTCAGCATTTTTTGCTCTTTTTACTTTTGCTCGTTCTTCTTTTGCTTCTGCTTTTGCTTCTTTCTCTTCTTTTTGTTTTAATATTTTTGCTCTAATATCCAAAGTGCGAACTGGACTCGGTAAATCCTCAGGTAATCCCAATTCGTCAGGAAATAAATGCTGTTTTACTTTCAAAAAATCGGTTGAATCTGCGCTATCTCTTATTTCTGACATTAACGATACACGTTCATTTCGCGATAATTGCTTAACATCTGATGGCAATACTGCTAATAATTTTGCTGGCGTTGTATTCGTGGTTAATTCTCCTATTAATTTTTTATACTTTTGTGATTCCGACATGGCGTGTTCTAAATTATAATTCAATCGCTCTTCATGTCGTTGTTGTTTTGTTTTTATTTCTTTTTTTGGCACTTTGGGTTTTCCAAATAATGACTTAACAACTTCTGACGTTTCAACTTGATTTGCTAATGATGATTTTACATATTTTGGTTGTTTTAAAGATGCTGCTACTTTTCCCGTAAAACGACCAAGTTCAACGGGTAATTCAACTGGACCCACTTTTGGTCGTTTTTTACTTGGGGCAGGTCGTCTTTTTGGTAATCCGGTAATATATGCCAATGCGTCTGCTTCTGCTTCTTCAACGGGCGATGGCACATTTGCTACTTCAAATGATTTTTTTAGACTTTTTTCAAGACGTTCTTTTTCTGCGTCCAATAGTGCTTGTAAATCTTTTATCATTGATTCATTTGAACCGGTTGGTGTTTCAGTTCCAGAAAAAAAATATCGTCCTTGTGGCTTTTTTTTACTTGGCTTAGGTCGTCTTTTTAATGCTTTAACTAATTCATCAGATGTCATAACACCTGATTCACTCATAGCTGCGTAATGTTCTCCGAATAATGGCAATGGAAAAATGCTTTCTTCCGCTTTTACAATATCTAAGGGCGTTGGATTGGCTGGTAATTCAGCATATGCTTCATAAACTGCTTTTACTTTTTCATTAGTTCCTCCTTTGTCCGGATGTGTTTTTAATAATGCTTTTTTTCTTCCTCGTTTTAATTCTTCTTTTATAAATGAATTTATGTTTGGGTCAATTGGCGCTTTTGGCGCTCTTGTTTTTGGCACTTTTACTACTTTATTTTCCGCTGCTGCCCCGACAGGCAATGGAACATATTTTACTTGTTTGGGTGCTTTTTTAATCTTTTCTTGGTCTTTCTTGCTAAATTGTGATAATTTTATTGGTGGTTGTTTTGTTGTTATTATATTATACTTATCTAATGTGGAAGGGTCGATAAGGTGAAGTCGCTTTCCCTTTTTCCAGTAATACATAATATAATATAATAATATTTATTTATTGAGGTCGGTCGTGATTTTTTCTGTATCAATAATCTCCCCGCCGACGTTTATCGGTTTGCGTAATGTTGGGTCAGCTGAACGGAAAAAATGTTTGAGAATAAATTCATTCTTCAAATGGTCGCGCGATACGTTTAAATCTTCAAATAGATTGATAAAATGGTTCGCATCCGTGTATAAATCGCCGGTTCGTTGCGGGTATGAATTAATGTAATGAAGGAAGGCAAGGCAATAGAACCCGCATGCGTTGGCCATAAGCGACTGAATGTCTTTTGAGTTGTGCGGTAAAATACCGCCCAAATAATCCGTAAGAGTATCAGGTTGAGGCTGTCCAAATGAATCAAAGTAAATCCCTTCGGTTTTTCCATTAGGGTATTTATTTATTTGAAATGCGGTATAATGGCTTCCGCTGTTCCTCGTGCCGTCTGAATCATATTCGTTCTCTAAATTTAATATGTAAGCGCAATTATACTTTAATTTGTGTGCTTTTAGTTTATCTTTAAAGTTACAAAATATTAAAGGAACTTGCATCTTCTTACTAAGTTCAAAAACTTCTGTATTGGATAAAGCCATATAAAGTATATCAATATTTATATTTATTACTTTATTTTCATTAAATCTATATGTTTTTTAGTTTTTTGATGTTTTGATTTACTACTTTTATTACAAATTAAACCACATTCACAAGTGATTTTTTCTTTTGCTTTTTGATTAATATTTTCTTTATTATTTTGATATTTTTTAGCATCTCGTTCTTTAATCAATTCTTTATTTTCTTGGCGATATTCTTTTGCTTTTTCTAATGTTTCTATTTTATTATCTTCATAGCGTTCTTGTTTTGTTCTATTTGGAACATTATTATTTAATTCTGCTTTTAAAATTTCTAACCAATACCTTTCTCTCATATCACTTTCTAATTTTGATTTACAAGGATATTCTTCAATCATAACCATAGTCCAATTATCCCAACCACCATTAGCACGAATAAATTGATATACTTTTATTTCATTTATTTCATTATATCTATGTTTATGACTATTTTTTCGTTTTGTAAATTCAGTAGTCGCCCCAACATAACAATCCTTAATTTTTAAATCATTACATACAATTTTATATATAATGGTTCGTGAATAATCCATAGGTAGGCGAGGCATTCTATAAGATATTATAAGATGTGTTTATATTCATTAGTCTAATGATAGATTGATTTAATTCCCACAGAGAGACAACTTGAAATATAAGCCATTGTATATCAAGGTCAAGTTCCATATTTTTATAATATAATTATACTTTAAATGAATGAATGGTCCGGTGATATTATCGAGTTTTTGGAATTAATTCGTAAAAAAGCGGTTGAACTATCTAAAAAACACACAGATTCGTTTTTCTCTTATAAACGGGTCATGAACCTATTTGATATTCCAATAATTGTCCTTTCTGTGTTTTCTTCCTTTATTTCAGTTGGGATTAGTGCGTTTGTCTCTCAACCTAACATTTCTATAACTACGGCTTCTATTAGTATGATGGTCACCATTTTGGGTTCTATAAAATTATATTTAAATTTAAATATCAATACCGCTGTTGAATTAGAGATTTCAAAGGAATTTTTAGTGCTTGGAATGGATATTTCTAAAATATTATTTATTCCAACGGAATTGCGAAAAATAGAACAATTAGACTTCCTTGACGACATCTATGGAAGGTATATTGTTTTACTTCAAAAATCTTCTCTTATAAAAATTAATGAAGAGAGAGAACAATTAAATAATCAACTGAATTTATTGAAATCGCCCAAGACGCCCACTTTATTACAACCGCGACCGGTTAGACCAGCCTTGACAATCTCTACTTAATTAAAAATTGATTTAATATAAAAATATAATTATATTCTACATAATGGATATTCCACAAATTATTTACGAAGAAGGAATGGATTTTGACGACGAGACACAATACGAACGTTTTATTACTTTTTGCGAATATTATATCCTTGATACAGACCCTATCTCAATAAAAGATATACCCCAAGAAGAATATTCTATTTTTAAGCATTTATGTTATCTTTTTATAGAACCTAATTTTATTGACCGAGAGATGATTAAGCATTCTAATCTTGAATTAAACGATTAATTACCACAACAAATAATAAGCCATGTAAGCAGGAGTATATTTTTCAGCATTTGCCCATTTATGATTGCGAGATTTGAAAGCATCTCTCTTCTGTTTATCTTTTGTCTTTGTAAAATCTTCATAAGGATACAACCCAAAGTGTATCATTTTACCATTAGAATCTTCAATCATATATTTTTTGTTCTTTCTTGTCGAAAGATAAAGTTGTGTATTTCTTCCAAAAAATTTATGGACCTTTTTTAATACTTCTTGTGGGTTAGAGTATAAGTCAATGTCCTTCATACAATATCAGTAGAAATTAAGCTATTATTTGTATTATTTCCATTGAAAATATAGTCCCTGCTCCGTTTCCTGTTGTTCCAACCCATAAAGCATAACTGACTTGGCTTAATGTTGCTGGTGTATGAATATAAGTAAAAGATAATTGACCGAAAACAGATGTGGTATTTACGCTACATTGAGATAAACTATTTGATTGTGAAAATGTTGTATTGGAAGTCATTGCCAAATTATTAAACAATGAAATTGCTGCTGTTGTTTGTGCCCCTCCGCCTACTTGATAACCCAAATTTCCAAATAAAGAAGCGTTTGTTCCTTGATTGTTACAAGTTAATTGTGCTTTGATTAAGTATGTTGCGGTTAGTGTTGGTGGAGTAATATTCAAAAAGTTATTTTGATATACGCCTCTGTTTGAACCACCTGCGAAAGCATTAGTATTTAAAAATGGATTAGTTTTTACAACTGCTAACGAAGCAGACCCAGCAGTAGGAGTTTGCCAAGTAGGAGCAGTTGAAGCACCTGTGCTTGTGAGAACTTGACCGCTACTACCAGCAGAGTTATTAATTTTTACTACGCCTTGTAAATTAGTTATTCCTGTTGTTGCTTTACCTATCGTTGTTGTAGTTGTATTTCCTCCAATTGCTAATGTATTACCGCTATTATCTAATACTGCTCCTGATATATCATATATTCCCATATTAAGATTGCTTGTGGCCGTTCCTACCCAAGAACCGCTTGAAGGAGTCGCCCAAATTAAAACATTTGAGGCATCTTTGCTTAATACCTGATTTGCTGAACCAGCGACATTATCTATTAATATATCTGTATTTGATACTTGAATACCTTTTGTGTCTAATCCATTAAAGCAGTATAAACCACTATCAGCAGTTATTTGTGCTATTTTAGTAGGATTACCATTTCTATATAATGTTATATTTTCAAATCCAATATCAACTGATAAAGTGGATTGATTATAAAGTTTAAACCCATTATTAGATATATCTACATTTAAATCAGTTCCGTCTCCTACTAATATTTTATTATTCCCCATTGATAAATTAGAAGTAGCAACGCCAACCCAACTACTCGCAGGTAATGAACTCCACAAAGCGGTTGTTCCGTTGCTTGTTAATACCTGTGCGTTGCTTCCAGCAGAACCAGCAATTTGAAGATTGCCTTGTATATTTGTAGTTGTTGCTAATTTACCAAGCGTTAGTCCTGTTGTGTTCGCTCCAATTGTGACTAATCCACCGCTATTATCTATCGTTGGCGTAACCAATTTGGTTGCGGTTAAAGTATTAATACCTGACATGTTTTGGTTACTTGCGACTGAACCACTTGTAAGGACTTGTGATATAGTTGGAACTAACAATATATCCTGTGGGTTCAATATATTTTCTTGATTACCATTTGCGAGACAAATACCAACTTTGCTTAATACAAAATTGACTTGATTTACTGGCGAAGTTGAGTTAGAACCTACCGAAATATACGCTACTTCCTCCGTTGGTAAATAATCGCCTCTTGGATTAGGTGCGACTGGACTTATAAGCATATTTTGTATGGTATGTCCGTAAGCAAATGGATTTGGTTGAGTTCCACTTTTATTCATAAACCCACAATAAGCAGTATTAGCAACTGGAAGGAACGGATTAATTGGTAATCCGTCATACATAGAATATGTCATTACTGAATGACTAAACCCAGGTATAGCGTCATTGACCCCCGTCGGTTTTGTATATACGCTAATAAAAGGAAGTGCTTGTGGGTTGGTTGTAGTAATATTAAAAAAGTTTATATACAATCCTAATATATCGCTCACAAGCATATTTTTACTTGGCGGAATATACCAATCAATCTTTCGTAATGCGACCGAATTAATAAAATACCACCCGTAATATTGATAAGTGTTGATAATTGCCGAAGGCGGTTCTGCTGGTGGATATTGAAACGCTGGATTAATTGTAGAAAGAAATACATTTGTTGTGCTTACAATTGGTTCGGGAACTACAACGGGTATATCTTCCCACCCATATTCAAAATCAGTTGGTCTCCTTGTTAATACCTGTCCTGTATTTCCAAATCCATTCGCAGCATAAAACGATTGTGCCGTTAATTCAGTAGTTTTTGTTGGTGTGTTAAGCGTCAATCTTGGTGTATCAATATTTCCTAATCTTGCGTATTGGTTGGACGAAGCGTCAAGTGTTAAATATGTCTTTTCAATATGAGCGGTTGGGTAAGCAACCACTCCATTTGTAATATCTAATAAAGTCGGTGTTATTGAAATATAATCCGCACTTGTAGAACCAATTATATTATTTGAATTACTTTGTAAAGTATTCACATTGGTTATATTATTAGCATTTGCGTCAGTTCCTACACCCAATACATCTGCCAAATCGGGAATAGGTATAGCATTAATCAAAGTAGTAATCGTTTCATAATTCACTATATCTGTATTTGCTGGTGTTCCTACTTGCGTTGGGGTAGTCGCAGGTAAAGAAAACTCGTTTGTCCCAGTGAATACGTTATTGCTTCCAGTTATATTTGTCCCAGCATTTAAAGAAGTTTGGACGAAAGAGTAATACTGATTTTCAAAAAAAGTGGTTAATGATATTGTGTTTGTTCCTGTTTTTGTAGCACTCAATACAATCCTTATTCTATCGGTTGAAACCATGACTATTGCTGTTGGAAAAGTTGCGTTTATAGAATAAGCGGTTGGGTTGCTGTTGGGCGACGCATTCACATCTGCGGATTCACCACTTTGCGCGATTGAAGTCTCATTCCCTAAATCATCTACTTTAAATACTTCGTATGAATAATGAACGTCTCCGCCTGTTCCGCTTACTGCTCCATATATTAAAGCGTCCCATAATCCAGCAGGGATTTCACTAATATTAAAAGGTTCAGTTATAAAAGTAGCAACTATCTCTGTTCCACTTGTAAATCCAGTAATAACGTTTGTCTGTTGAGCAGCAGAAGAAACCAATTTTGCCAATACTTTATTGGTTGGATAAGTTGCGTCTGTTTCGCTGTAATTAAAAAACAAATTATAACCTCCTGAATACTGACCTACAAGTGAATCTACATAGCCTTTCGAAGCAGCGTCATTTCCTAATATGGGTTCAGGAATATGAGGCGGTAATTGGAATGACGCTTGACCACTTATATCAATGTTAGGTGCTTCAAGAAGTAAGTCAGTGGTAGATATGATTTCATTTGTTATACCGCTTGATATATTTATATACGAAATTGGGTCTGATTCAGTCTCTCCGTTTTGAATACGAATTGTATTATTTACATTAAGAGTTGTAGCATCACTCGCTTGTGTTAAAGCTTGTATTGCTTCTATTTTGGTTGCTAAATTGGACCATGTAATACCCAATGGACCAGTTACACCATTATAGACAAGTCCGTTTGCGCCAAATATAATACCATTATCAGTCGTTCCAACGTTAGTTAATATAGCCAAATTTTGCGCTCCAACTGTCGTTTGGTTTGAACCTGATACGAAATTTACTGGTCCTTGTGCGGTCGGATATTCTAAATAGGCTTGCGGATTTGGGTCGACAGCAGCAATAACATTAGTAACCGCAGAAGTAAATAAACTCGGATTAAACACTGGCGGTTGATTTAATGGAGGTGGAAAAGCACTCATTTATATATAATAACATAATAAAATCATCGGATACGAACCGCTCTTCCAATGTTGGACGGAAGTTGTTGATTTACAGAAAAAGGACAAGTTGTAGAACTTGCGTAGGCTTTATTAATAAATTTATAATTAAAAGTTAATAATCCTGTTGAATCTGCTACAACGGCAAAAAATAATTGTTGATAACAACCATATGTCCCACCATTACTGGGATATAACATTGGTTTTGTAGCAGGATAAGCTCCTGAAATAGTTTTAATGTTTAAATATCCGCCATCTATAAAACCAAAGCCTTGTGTTTGGCATTGAGCTTGAAGTATTACAGAACCAACATAAAAACCGCCAGGAACAACTGGTCCCATTGTAAAAGTATAAACTGTGCCGGAAACTTGATTGTTACGATTAAAATTTGTATATATAACTGAACCAATTGTATTTATGATTGCCGTGTCGTTATCTATTATTGTTTGGGTAGCATTAATCGTATCTTGTATATCTGATATTGTGCCTGTGCTTGCGGAAGCACTCGTAACGCCAATAAATTGAATTGGGTCAAATATAGGCGGTTGCGTATTTGGAGGTAAATATGAAGCCATTATATATACTGTTGGATTATTTTTTACCTAATTCGCATAAGTGATACAGGACTTCCTGGTCCAAGATAATCATAATTCGCCGTATTAAATGTGATTTTACCTGAACCTGTTCCAATAAAGGCTAATTCGCAAAAATTATAAACGGCTTGGGTTGTTACAGTTATGATAAATTGTTGCTGGAACGTCATATTTAAAACTGAACCATTAACATTAAAATTATACTGTCCTGATGCTTGATTTTGTGTTGCTGCTGTGCCTATTCTATAATAATTTTTTAATGTTATTAAAGCAGTTCCCGAAGAAACAGTAGCAACCGACATCATTTTAATGAGATATACGCCAGGTGATAAAGTTAAAGACATTAAAATGTGTTCTACACCAGTGCTTACGACTGCCGTTGCCGTATTTACTAATGCTACATTAGCCAACCCAATTGTGCTTAATGCCGTTTCTAAAACAGTTAATTCGTCATTCAAATTATCAATTTCTTCCTGAATTCCTGTTATATCACCTGATTCTGCGGACACTGTAACCAATTGTAAAAATTCAACTGGATTGAATATTGGCGTATCATTTTTCGGACTCGCATATTGAGCCATATATATTATTATGATAAATTAAATTATAGGTAAATAACCAAGATAAGGATTTGGTCCTATAATTCTACAAATACTTATATCCGCTCCTATTGCTGGTCCAATACTATATGTTCCTGTTCCGCCCCATAAAGTCATCGTTATTGAAAAAGGTAAATTTGCTGTGCTTCCTCCAACCGGAGAAAAATAAAATGAAAAAGGGACATA